TAGTGAAGCTCTGCAATGTATGCGGCACTTGGAGTAGGCCCAACAATGAACGTCAATTCATTTACATCATCTGACCGAGGGCCAAAGATTGCGTAGTGTTTGGGTTCACTGACCTGTGCAGACAAGGGATAAGCTTCACGGATGAAGTTAACGTCCTTGTTCAAGAGATACAAGTAATCACCTTGGAAGACAATAGAGCCTGATACCGTACCGCTATTTGCAACAGTTAATGTGATTGTGGTTCCAGCAATGCTACGAACCTGTGCATTAGTGCCAATCCCTGTCCCAGTTGCCTGCTGGCCCACAGCAATACCTGTCGTACTAGCCACCACAATTGTTTTCTGCCCAGATGTTCCTGTAGCAGTTGTAGTGTTATACGGATATACGGCAAGGCTATATACCGACAGAAAGTCTGTCGGGCACTGGAGGTACTTATTACCAGTGGTTAATGCGCCCGTCACGTTCTTTCGCAAATTAGCAGGCTGCGCGGTGTTATAGATGCGCTGCTCCGCCTGACGAATGAACACATTCATATTGTCAGTTGGGAAAGAGTTCTCGCAGTAATCGCTTACCTGCGTGACAAGCTCACTGTAGTTCATGCCATTGGGCCTCTTGACATTACACCTTTGGTAGCTGCACCTGCGCCTCGCATTTTGATACCAGTTGTTTTAGCTGCTGGTTGTGAGCGACGATAGACGTTACCTACAGCCATATTGACTGTTCCGGCATCGCTGTGGTCAGGGCCAGAGCCGGGGTTTTCAGAAGCTGTAACCACTTTACCGGTCATGGTGTGTGGTGTAGCGTAGACCGCAGCATCGCCCACTTCTTTACCCATCATCTTTTTGCTAAATGTAGCCATGATTAGCCTCGCTTCTGTGCGGCAATCTTTGCCAAGTTACGACCCATAGACAACATATCGGCATTGGTTTTACCCTTACCTTTACCTTTGCCGCCCATGATTTCTTTTTGGGTAGGGCCGCTGTTGCCCAAGTTTTTGCCTTCGGTCTTGCCTTTTTTAGCGATGCCGTCGGCTGATCGTGTGTATGCCATTTTAAGCTCCTTAAGATACCGTTACTGTACCAACAAATGTCGTTGCCACCAAGTAGTTTGGTGTCAAACCATCATCATCTAATCTAGACCCGCCCACGGGTGCCCAACCCCACTGAATGTCTCGTGAACCACCTGTGGTGTATCCATTAACGTTTACGCCTGCCGTAACATACGTTGTGTCCTTGCGTGGGTTACGCAAAGCCTGTGGGTCATCAACAGGAAATGTGCCAAGCATCAACTGAGGCTGATCGGGGTCCCAACACTCAGGGCAGACCAACAACTGATACTTACGCTGCTTAATAATCTCAGTCTTAAGCACTTTTAGTTTGTATTGCTGGCCACAGCGGTCGCACATGGCAATCGCTTTTTTGCCGGATGCAAACCTATTTCCCATTACGAACCACCAATAAACATCTGACGCGGTACAAATCTAACAGGGGCTTTCTCCCTGTCTTCACCTGCGGCAATCTCAAATGCTTCCATATACATCTGCTTGAGCATGTCTACGCGAGGCATTAACTCAGGCACTTTAATAGCTATGTGATACGCCAAACCAGCCACCAAGCAAGGCAAGAAACGGAAGTTCATGTCGGCTGTCTCAACACCAGCACCAGCGTCTTGGACACGTCTGAGTCTCCAGTACACGAACTGATAGGGTACTGAGTTATCGGGTGTAGGCCAAACAGTTACAGCAGGGAACTGAGGTACAAATACAGCCGTACCATCTGCTTGTGCCGCAGCCGTTGAATTATTCTGTCCACGGAACACACCGCCAAGAGTGTTCCCTGTTATGTAGGTGTAGTAGATGTCTTCCGTGCCAAGACGGATAAAGCCCGCACCCGCTAACCCAACTACAGTGTTAAGCGTTATTGAGGTGTCCGTTGCCGTAATCGCGCCCACCAAGACCGCAGCCGTTGGATTAGTTTCGCCAGAAAGTCTTTGAATCCAGACTTGAATTGGGCGAGCTTGTTGAAGCTTGTTTGGAATAGTTGCATAAGTAGAAACGCTAATGCGTGTAATGGTTAAGTCCGCCTGCGTAGACGCAGTGTTAGACCCAGTACGAATAACTTGCTCTAGCAAATCAATCGTGTCCGTTGGTAAGGCGTATGTAGCTAAACCCGGAGTTAGGTTAATAAACCCCTGCTCCATAGTCCACATATTAATACCCTTGCTCTGCCACTCAATCGTCATCAGGTTCATGGAACGACGTGCTGTACGCAAATCATAACCAGAACGCATCTCCCGGCCCGCACGCTCCCACGCTTCCTCGGCAATCTCCGTGAAGTCCATGTTGAACAGTGTGGTTCCGGTAGTGCTCATCTAAATCCTGCCGTTTTCTTTGCAATCGTTTTAGGTTGCGCTACAAACTGTTTGCCAGATGCTTTACCAGCACGTTTGGCTTTAGTGGTTGCGGCGTATTCTGCTGGAGTTAGAGACTTAATGGCTTTCTCAGGTAAATACCGCTCTCCCGTCTTACTTGACGGTTTACCAGACTTAGTGCGCCATTTCTGGTCACCCCAATCTTTGAGCGATTTCTGAGGAGCTTTCAATCTCTGTATCCCCCGCCAGCATCCTTGTACTTCTTAGCCACAAGTTGTGCTTTACGTGCAGACCATTGTCCTGCGCCTGTACCGTGGGTAGCTGCGGCTTTTACCTGAGACACAATCCGCTTGCGCAGTTCGGGTTTAGTGTAATTACCGGCAGCATTTACCTTACCGCCCTCAGCATATTGCGTGAAGTCAGTATCATCCCGGCGAGCTTTACGCTTGCCTTTGGGCATTTTACTTGGGAGCATTGCTCCCATACCACGGCTGGCCATCATGGTTTAGCACATCTTTCCGCGTGTTTTACCTTTGGTAGCAATACCGTCAGCGCGTTTAGACGCAGATGAAACTGAACCGCCGCTCTTCATACCAAATGCGGATTTTAAGCGTTCACCAACAGAACGCTTATCAGTTGTACCGCTACCACTTCTAGCCATTTCACGGCTTCGTTTGGCGCGATCTGCTACAGACATCTTGGTTACGTCAGCGGGCATTTCAGCGGATTTACCACGACCGGGACTACCTGAAGGCATTTCCGCAGACTTAGCACGATTTTTCATGCGAGTTATTTCACTGTCAGCGGTAGATTTAGGCATAGCCTTGGGAGTAGCTTTTACAGTTCTACTAGAACCGGGGCCACCAAAACCTTGATCTCCAGACTCAGTAATTTTACCTAAGTCGTACGCGCCTTCAAGCATAGCGCGGTCCCTTGCAGTACCGGCATTTGGTCTGTAACCTTCATCTTGAGGTCTACCAACAATATCAGACCCTGCCGAAATCCTGTCTTGCAGATCGCGGCTACGTTCCATTGTGCGTCTACTAAGTTTGTCATCTTCAGCCGCCGCACCAGCAGAGCCAATGCTCACTTTGCGAGGAGTAAGCATTGACCGGTTGTTAGCTTCTTCCATGGCGTCGATTTCGCCGCCTTCATCGTAACGTTTTTTCATGTTAATCCTTTAGCAGGCTCCGCCGCCTTTTTTCATTGCAATCATTGTGCCCTTGGTTTTACCCTTGGACGCAACACCATCTCGAGTAGAGGAAGTTTTGACCGAACCCATCTTAGATGGAGCCATACCACCCTTAGCTAATTTAGTCATGGGCGATCCCTTGTGCAAACGGCCTTCGTGTTTGTTCACGGCTTTTTGCATCATGCTTTTGTCTTGCTTTATGTCTGACTTACCGCCTTCAGCCATACCACCTTTTTTCATAAAGCCCATCTTATTACGTACGGCTGTAGGTAACTTGGCTACACCGGGGTTCTTTTTCATATCTACTGGTTTCATATCGCCACCTTCAGAAAATTTGCGGCCCTTGTCCGCTTGGTTAAAGTCCTTGCCCACGGACTGTGGGACGCCTACTTTCTTAGCAAATGATGGGTTGTTGGCCACCGCCGCCATGAAATTATGTTGTTTTTTACTGCTGCTCGGCACTTTGTTTGCCTTTCCTACCCAGCAAATTTTGCACCGTTTCGGTTTCCCAGATGCGAATCATTGTCCACACAATTGTGCGCCATCTGCAACTGCTTTAGCTGTGTCATGCTGAGTCATACCATCCGCCCTTTTGTCTTACCTTTTGTAGCGCAGCCATCAGCCGCAGTTACATAGCCGCCATCCTTACAGTTCCACGCCCTCAAAGATTTATTGATGCGTGAGTTTGGATCGTTTGCCGTCTTCTCGCTGGTCAGCTTCTTTTTCATGCCAGTCATCCTTGCGCAGAAGGAGTCGCGGCGTGAGCCGCCCTCGGGTTGAGGACGCTTCAGTCCCGGTTTCCCGGGGTTTGCCGCGTTGTAGGAAGCCCGTCCCTTGGCATTCAAGCCACCAGTTGGACTCTTTCCCTCCTTCCTCTGCCATGCTGGGCTCTTAGCCATAAAACACCGTAATTTTGGCGTTAGCGGGCAAAGTAATGTGGACATCTGTACTAAACAAAACACCTTCGCCGGGTATCGTAAACGACAACGGATTTGTTGGCGTAGTAGCAATATTAAATTCTATAAGAATAGGGCCACCGGAACCCCCGTCACGGAAAGTAATGTCGCCAGCAGTACCACCAGTCAAAAACTGATACCCTCGTATGCGAGTGCGATAAGCCACCGCAGTGCCTGTAGCCTCTAGGTGCGCTGACTTTACGTCTGTCTGCATCATGATGATTGCTCCGTTTCTTTGTCAGGTTCAGGTGCATCTAATCTGTTAATAAGCATCTTGTACGCTTGGATTGTGGCTTGAGCCTGAGTCAAAAAGGTTTGGGCCTTCTGTGCTTCAGTCTCAAGTTCACTAATCTCAGACTCCAAGAATTCCTTGGTGATCTGCATATTAACTGTTTGTTGTAGTCAACATGATGTAGTACGCAGTACCTGCGCTGTCCACAATCTTCAATGAGTTTGTAGCTGCGCCTTGGGTATTGGCTGTAATCATGCCAGATGGAACGTTAAACAAGTTAGCTACTGTGCCAGTGCCGCTGTTTGTAAAGCGAATAAACGAAGCGCCAGTCCAAGAGCCACCAGAAGCAAAGTTAGAGTCAGCTTGAATAGCTGCAATCGTACCGCCGGGGTTTGTAGATGTGCCGCCCAAAGTAGCGCGAAGAGCGTTACCTGCGCCAGAGATGGTGCCAGAGCCGTTGATGCTCAAGCTGATGTGAGCGCCGTTGATCGTGCCGCCTGTAGCACCACCAGCGCCAGTGACGCGAGTCAAAGCACGGATAGTTTCGCCAGAACCAGTGGAAGTAAATTCCAAGCGCTGATAAGACAAACGTGTATCGCCAGTAGCAGCAGAAGTCGTAACATACGATTCCGACACATTAGTAGCGGTAGTCTCAACGATAGGGGAAGAAGCTGTTCCGGTAATGAAGCCATTGTTAGATATGACTGGGCCGGAGAACGTGGTATTTGCCATGATGTTTCCTTACATACAAGTAGAGTGCATTAGTCTGTATGTCGTCAGCCGGGACTGTCTAATGCACCGGATAACCCCGGGTTAAAAGCAATATACAACAAAAGAAAAGGGGGCGCAAGGCCCCCTTTCAAATATTTCCTAAGAAATATTAAGCACCGGCAGAACCGTACATGCCCAGAGGGTCAGACCAGCCGAAGCTGTAACGCTCACGAGACTTGTAACGGACGTTACCTGTATCGAAGTCACCGTCCATGCTGTTCTGCAAGGGGGTACGAACGAAATGCTTCATGCCGTTAGGCACGTCGGTTGTCAAGAACCAAGCATTGGTGTCAGTCAAGAAGTGGTTAATTGTGTAACCTTCAGGAATTGAACCGTTGTTCTTCAATGCGTTGATATCGTTGTCAGCAGTAGCGACGCGGAGTTCAGTCTCGAGCAAACGAGTTGCCGTGAACTGCAAAGCAGAAGGAACGACCAATTTCTTGGGTTTAGCAGCAATCAGCAAGCCACGCTCATCTGTCCATGCGGCGATCTGAATAACAGCGTTTTCCAACGATGTTTCATTCAAGTCGGCAGGGGTAGATGGGATGTTGCTGTTAGTACCACCGGAGACCAAGGGGTGTGCGCTAGAGAACAAAGCGACGCCGTCACCACCTGTGTAGGCAGCTGAGAAGCCGTTGTTCAACACCGCAGCAGCTTTTACTTGCTTGGTGTAAGCCATGGCGCGAGCCAAGCCTTTGGTGTAACGAGCAGACAGTGAGTCATACAAGTTATCTTCAATGGCTTCTTCAGTCAAGCTGAAGCCCAAAGCGATGGTTTCGTGGTTGTAACGAGCAGTCCATGCTTCTTGTGCATTGTCATAAGCGATGGCAGAGCCCTCGTTCTTAACAGGTGCAGCTGAGAAACCAGACAGCTTTGTTTCTTCCTCGAATGAACGCTCAGAGGTCTCTGTTTCGTAGATCTCTTTGTGCTCTTCGCCGTAACGTGCATACTCTAAACCGAACAATGCGTTCAAGCCTGGGAGCAGCTCTTTCAATAGTTGTGCGCGTGAAATAGCCATGATTTAGCTCCTTATGCTACGTAATAGCGGTGTGCGCCGAAGTTGAACTTAACCAACACTTCGGGGGTTACGACCAGTGCAACAGTACCGACGACTTGGGTTGTTACCGCAGTCACAGTAAGAGTTGTACTACCAGTGGTTGTTACAGTAGAAGCAGCGCTCAAAGTAGCGCCTGTGAACTGCAACTGACCATTTACCACGTTGTACACGTCAGTACCGATTGGCAAGAAAGCGCCAACAGGCAAGCCTGAAACCACAACAGAAGTAGCGGATGGAGCACCACCAGACACGTATGTTGAAGAATAGCTTTCTTGTGTATCGGGAACCAAGTTCAACACGCGGAAGCCACCACCAGAAGCGTTAGCAGACGCGCCGACAACAGACATGCTACTGTTGCCAGTAGATGCAGAGCCAACTTGTGTGCCGCCAGCCATGTTAGCGCCAACGAGAATTGAAGAAGCTGAACCAATAGTTGTACCACCAGCGGTAGTAGTAACAGCGATTTTCATCACTTGGTCAGGATCGTCACCGACGATTGCAGTAATGTCACCAGCAGTTACGTTAGCTGGGTAGTACTGTGAGAATAGACGTTGCTTAGTCGTAGGGTTTGTGTAATAGCAACCCAAGAAAACACCGACCGTTGTATTGGTAGTGCTAACAGGGTAAGTTGCAATCACAACATAACCAGCAGACAAAGTAACCAGATCACCGTAATACAGAGCGGTGCCATAGTTGTACTGGATAGGTAGATTTCTAGTCGATCCAGCAAATACTTGGCCACCGATCAGGTTTACGGGCTTTGCGCCGTAAGGGGCTGAGACAGTTGGATAAGTCATTTAAGACTCCTATATAAAATTTAAGAACCTTTGCCAAAGCTCGTCGTGGATTTCCGCTCATTGAAGATCGGCATCCGCGCATCGCTCTGACGCATTAAATTGTTATCTACAGCCTCTTCCTGTGCTCGTGTCATATCAGCGAAGTGTTTTGTTC